ATCAAATATAGCTACAAATGACCACTTGAAATAGGGCAGTGTAAAATCAAATATAGCTACAAATGACCACTTGAAATAGGGCAGTGTAAAATCAAATATAGCTACAATTGACCACTTGAAATAGGGCAGTGTAAAATCAAATATAGCTACAATCCCCCGGGCGTACCCGGGGGATTGCTTTGCCTTTAGGGGGGTTGTTTGCCAAAAATGAATTGTTATACGATAACCCAAAGGAGGCGAACACATGAGCATTGTTATTGATGGGAAGAAGCTGCAAAGCATACCGCAGATGCGCCGGTTCGGTGAGAGTAAGAGCGGGAGAGTGAACCACCAAAGAATTGTAGCCAATGGTATTGAGTTTGACAGCAAGGCCGAACATGACAGATACCTTGAGCTGCTGGTGATGGAGAGAGCCGGAGTAATAAGCCAGCTTGAATGCCACCCACGCTGGGAGATCATACCCGCACAGAAGATTCCCGGTCACAGGCAGTTTAATGCAGCACACTACACAGCAGATTTTAAGTATATCCGTGACGGGAAAATGGTGGTGGAAGATGTCAAGTCCAGCTACACCAGAGAGGACAAAGCATATATTCTTCGGCGCAAGCTTATGTATCAAGTCCACGGTATCTATGTGGAGGAGGTAGTTAGGTAATGTCTGTTCCCTTTCCACCGGAGCTGAAAGAGCAGATACATAGGGATTACGTCACAACGGATATATCCATCAGAGCGCTGGCGGAAAAGTATGGTGTTGGCAAGTCCACAATTGCAGTGTGGATGAAGAAAGAGAGCTGGACTGCGGAAAAACAGGGCTGCCTAAAGCAAGCTCAGGAGCGGGCTAAGTCTGACACTGGTATGGACATAGCACAGCATGTGGACGCACTGGAACAGCGTGCTAGACGCTTGTACAGCAGTGCAGACAAGCTCTTGGAGAGAGTTGACCAATTGCTCGCACTGGAAGATGCCCTGGCACCAAGAGACCTACAGAGCCTGTCCAGCACACTGATGAACATTAAGATGATTCACGGCATTGAGAGTAAACCGGCTGAGGACACTGCAAGCAAGGACGTTATTGTTAAGCTTACCGGTGAGCTGATGGATTATGCAAAGTAGGGAGGTGCAGCCTATGCCAACATTAGAAATTCCAGAACCAAGCGAGAAGCAGAAGCTGTTCCTGCTGGACAAGCACAGGTATGTTGCTTACGGCGGCGCTCGTGGCGGCGGTAAAAGCTGGGCAGTCAGAGTTAAGGCTATTTTGCTTTGCCTGAATTACCCCGGCATAAAGGTCATGATAATCCGTAAAACTTACAAGGAACTGACGGAGAATCATATTCTGCCCCTGTGCCAGATGTTAAAGGTGGAGCTGCCGGAGGGCGAGAGACTGGCAAAGTACATCGACAGTAAGAAAGACATGGTGTTTCCCAACGGAAGCAGAATCCTTTTCCGGTACTGTGATGCAGACAGAGACAGCTTGCGCTTTCAGGGTACTGAGGTAGATGTGCTGTTTGTGGATGAGGCCACACAGCAGAGCGAGGAGAAGATGGACAAGCTGAAAGCCTGCGTGCGTGGCGTAAACGGATTCCCCAAGCGCATTTACTATACCTGCAACCCGGGTGGCGAGGGACACGGCTGGGTGAAGCGCCTGTTCATTGACCGAAAGTTCAAAGATACAGAACGTCCAGAGGACTACGGTTTTATTCAGGCGCTGGTTACAGACAACAAAGCACTGATGGAGTCAGACCCAGAGTATATTCACCAGCTAGAAGCGCTGCCACCCAAACTGCGTGAGGCATGGCTTCACGGCAACTGGGACATATTCGAGGGACAGTTCTTTGAGGACTTCAGGACTGAGCCTGACATGCAGCTGGCACATGAGCACGGCTGCGACGATGACAAGGAGCTGTTAAGAAAGACCCGCCGCTGGTGCCACGTTATAGAACCGTTCGACCTGAGCAGGGGAGAGTGCAGAGGCTGGACAATTATGCGCTCCTATGACTTCGGCTACGGCAAGCCTTTTTCCTGCGCATGGTGGGCTATTGATTATGACGGCATTATGTACCGCATTCTGGAACTATACGGTTGCACCGACACACCGAATGAGGGCGTTAAGTGGACACCTGACCAACAGTTCCGGGAGATTGCCAGAATTGAGCGTGAGCACCCGTGGCTTGTAGGGCGCAAGATTGATGGAGTGGCTGATCCGTCAATTTGGGATTCCAGCAGGGGCGAGAGTATAAATGAGGTTGCGGAACGCTACGGCATATTCTTCGAGCCGGGAGACAATGCCAGAATCCCGGGCTGGATGCAGTGCCACTACAGGCTACAGTTTGACGAGAACGGATTCAGCCGACTGTATGTATTCAATACCTGCAAGGCATTCCTGAGAACCATACCAACGCTGGTTTATGACGAGCATAAGCCGGAGGACTTGGACACCAGCGTAGAGGATCATGTGGCGGACGAGTGGCGCTATGCCATGATGTCACGGCCAATAACACCGCTGAAACCTATCCCACCAAAGCCAATATATTCAGACCCGCTCGACCAGTTCAGGGGGCGGAGATACTAAGGAGGAGAAAATGGCAAAGAACTATTCGACTATTCCAAACTATTCAACTATTCCACAGAATGAGAAGCGAACAGCAACCGCATACGGAATAGAACCAGCAAACGGGAGAACAGGAACATCTTCCAATTATTCAACATCTACACAGTCAACTACCAGCCCGCCTTTGCCCGGAGTGCAGCCACCCACCGGCATGGCTACTACACAGGGCATAACGCCCACTGACCGCTTCGGTGCAGGCGTACAACGGCAGATGTCAGCGCCGGAGCAAGAGATTGTCGGCGTGGGCTTCGACAGCACCAGCAGCCCACAGAATGGCACCGTGAGGAAAATGGTGGACAGTGCCAGACTGCAAGAGTTCAACCGGGCGCTGAACAGGTACAAGACCGGCAAGGCAAAGTTGGAGCTGAGGGTAAAGAACGCTGAGCAGTGGTGGACGATGCACAACAGTTTCATGATAGACATGGAGACTGATAGCGACACCAAGAATGCTGGATTCAGGGCTCAAACTGCATGGCTGCACAACGTCATAACCAGCAAGCATGCCGATGCTATGGAAGCATATCCTCAGCCGGACATTCTACCCAGAGAGGAAGGCGACAGAGTGGATGCCTGGTCATTGTCCAAGATTATCCCTGTAATTTTAGAGCAGATAGGCTTTAAGAAAACATTCAACCGGGCAGTGTGGCAGAAGCTAAAGACCGGCACAGCAGTTTACAAGGTCATATGGGATAGAGAAAAGCTCAACGGGCTTGGAGACATTGCAATTGAGCGTGTGAACCTGTTAAATATCTTCTGGGAGCCGGGCATAGAGAATATTCAGGACAGCAAGTATGTATTCCACACAGCCATAGAGGACAAGGACGAGCTGGTGCAGAGATACCCCGATTTGTTGGCAGGTAAAGCGATATCTTCTGCCTTCACACCCTCAAAGTTCACCACGGGAGACAACCGGGACGACACTGACAAGGTGGTTGTAATCGACTGCTACTACAAGGTACACCGCGAAACAAAGACAGTTCTGCATTACTGCAAGTATGTGGGAGATGTGGTTCTGTATGCCTCAGAGGACGACCCAAACTACAGTCAGGATGGATTCTATCAGCATGGCAAGTACCCCTTTGTATTTGACACGCTGTTCCCGATTGAGGGTAGCCCTGCCGGTTACGGGTATGTAGACATTGCATCTAATCCGCAGGTTCGCATTGACCTGACTAATACGGCTATGCTCAAGAACACAATAGCCGGAGCGACACCCAGATATTTCTACAGGCAGGATGGGGCTATCAACGAGCAAGAGTTTGCCGACCTGAACAACTCGCTGGTACACACCAACGGGAATCTTGGTACAGACAGCATCAGGCTGATAGACCACACAGAGCTTGACACAAACTATATAAACTTCCTCAACTCCACCATTGACGAGCTGAGAGAGACCAGTAGCAACACTGAGACCAGCACCGGCAGCAGTACCAACGGTGTCACAGCAGCTTCCGCTCTGGCTGCATTGCAGGAGGCGGCGGGTAAGACCAGCAGAGACAGCACGGCAACCACATATGATGCTTACTCTGAGATTATATATCTGGTCATCGAACTCATTCGGCAGTTCTACGACATGCCGAGACAGTTCCGCATTACCGGCAGCATGGGTGTACAGAAGTTCATAGAGTTTACTAATGCCGGTATGCAGCCACAGGCACAGGGCATAGTAGGCGGAGAAGATTTGGGAGTACGTACACCTGTTTATGACATTAAGGTTGTTCCTGAAAAGCAGAACGCCTACACAAGACTGAGCCAAAACGAGTTGGCGCTACAGTTCTTCCAGCTCGGCTTCTTCAATCCGAACCTAACCGACCAAGCGCTTATGTGCCTTAATATGATGGACTTTGACGGCAAGGATGAGCTTATGCAGCAGGTTCAGAACAACGGCACCATGTACCAGCAGCTACAGTTGTACAAGGCAATGGCAGCAACGCTGGCAGCCAAGTACGAGCCGGACTTGGTGGGTGGACTGCTCAACGGCAGGTCAGACCCCGGGCAGCAGATAGCAAGTTCCAGCGGCGAGAAAGTAAGCCTTGACGACGGCACCGGAGAGGCAAGTCAGGTGTCTAAGGCGAGGGAACGAGCCAACACAGCAAGTCAGCCGGGAGGTAGTACAGCATGATAGAGGTTAGTTACGATGTGGCAAAGCTTAGCATAACAGCAAAAGGCCATGCAGGGTACGCAGAAGAGGGCAAGGACATTGTTTGTGCCGGGGTATCTGCACTGCTATTCGCTCTTCCTAATGCGTTTGACAGGACACTCACCGGGTATGTGATGGAGCAGGACAAAGAGACAGGCTATTTCTACATCATGGCAGACATGAGCGGTTACTGCTCAGCTCCGCGATTCCAAGCTTTGCTTATATTTGAAACCGTATGGGCAGGACTGGAATTGATTGCCCGGCAGTACCCGGAGTACTTGAAGATTAATCTAATTGCAATGGAGGGGATATAAATGGCACTACTTGTAAACAGCAATGGCACGGCAGAAGTCAAAGAGCCTGAAACTACGACTACTTCCACGTCATCCGATAGTGGCAGCAGCTCAAACAGCAGCGCCGGCAAGACTGCCACCAGTCTTGACAGCACCAAAGCTACTACGGCAACAACTGACACCTCACAACCGTCAAAGGCGGTGACTACCGGCACGGCGGCAGACACATCAAACAGCAGCACCGGCACAACTGATTCTACAGCTACAACCGACACCACGAATACTGCTGGGACAACCATAAGCACCACCTATACCGGCAAGTACGATGAACAGCTTGCAGATTTGTACAACCAGATAGTAAATCGCGCACCGTTCACCTATAACACCGCTGACGACGAACTTTACCAGCAGTATGTTGACCAGTACACACAGGGCGGAAAGAAAGCTATGGAAGATACCATGGGACAAGCTGCTGCACTGACAGGCGGCTATGGCAGCACCTACGCTCAGAGGCTGGGACAGCAGACATACGACGAGTACATGACCGGGTTGACGGACAAGGCCGAAGATTTGTATCAGCTGGCTTATCAAAGGTACAGTGATGAGGGCGACAAGCTGAACCAGCAGTACTCAATGCTTAGCGATTTGGCCGCAGACGATTACAGCAAATGGGCAGACCAGTATGAACGTAATGCAACGGCTGCTGAGGTTCTGGCCAACTACGGTGACTTCGATTTGTACAAGCAGATGTACGGTGAAGATGCTGCCAACCGTATGCAGCAGGCCTATGCTGCTCAGGTGCTTATGCCTTTGTACACGGCTGGCCAGATGGATGCAGAGACTTACAAGGAAATTGCCGGAGTGTACCCGGTAGGATATGTTGAGCCGGGAACTGGTGGCGGCAGCAGTAGCAGCGATTCTCCATACAACTTGGCACTTCAAGCAGCTAATTATCAGGGGCTCTCAGGCGAAACTGCGAGGACGTTCTTTACAAACTTCCTTAATACATACTGACAACAGATAAAGGGGATATGCTATGGCAAATGAAGAATTAAAGCAGCTTGTACAGTCCACTTACCAATCGTCATTGGATAGCGGTTCAAGCAGATACGAAGCATACCAGGCAGCACAAAAGGCAGAGAACGCTTACAAAAGTGGTACAAGCTCGGGCAGTTCATCTTCCGGCACGGCCACATCTTTGAAAGATGCTATGAAAG